GCGAAAAGCGTGCAGCGACTCATCTCGAAGGTTGTGCGTGAAGTCGCACGGGGTGAACGGTTTGAGAGCTACGCAGACCTGAATGACGAACTACGGCGCCGACTCAATCGGCTGAGGATTCGATACGAGCAACGAGACTTCGACGAGGCGATCGGGGTCGTGGCAGCGAACACGAACCTCATCACGCCGCCGACACGGATGCACGCGGTCAGCCCTGAACCGCTGCCACTCTCGCGCGACGAGGCCGGCGCGCTACTCAAGCAGCTGCGCGTGTCGGTCTGTCAGATGCCAAAGGGCCGGCTCATCCCAGAGACGCGGGCTGCCATGCTGAAGGCCGCCCGCCTGGTCGCTCAAGAAATCGTCGAGTGCGTCGCACGGTGCGAAGCGCTCGAGTCACAACCGCAACCGGAGAACAGACCGATGGGCAAAATCTACGACCACCTCGAACTGATCGGCGCGCGCCTCATCGTGCGCCCGCTCCCCGACCTCGACCTCACGCAAGGCGGCATCGTCCTGCCCGACACCGGCCGGCACACGCAGAACCGCGCCATCGTCGAGAAGGTCGGACCTGGTGAACTCGTCGACGGTCCGGTCCCGACGCGAGAAGGGGACCGCATCGCGGTCGCGCGAAAGCCGATGACCGTCGCCGTCGGCGACCTGGTCCTCTACCAGAAATACGCCGGCACGTGGGTCATTCTCGACGAGCTCGAGCGCCTCATGCTCCTCGAGGACGAAGTCCAGGGCCGCGTGCCCGCGGCGAAATTCACACTCATCACCCACGACGACAGCGAGCACCTCGAGGGAGAACCATGTCTGATTTGTTCAGCACCGAAGGAGCAGGCCGCGAAGGCGAACCTCGCAGCGCTCAGACAGGAACTCGTCGCCGAGTCGTCACCTTCCGAGTCGTAGGCGTGCCGCAACCGCAGGGCTCGATGCGCGCGTTCACGCCGAAAGGCTGGACGCGTCCCATCCTGACCAGCGACAACCCGAATCTAAAGCAGTGGCGGCAACTCGTCGCCGACGCCGCCGGCGAAGTCGCAACCGGTGAGATGTTCACCGAGGCGATCGCGCTCTCGCTCGTGTTCTACCTGCCGCCGCCGAAGTCGCGGCCGAAGTCGCAAATCTATCCGACCAAACGGCCGGACCTCTCGAAGCTCGTGCGCTCGACCGAGGACGCGCTCAAGGGCGTGCTGTGGCTCGACGACTCGCAAGTCATCGACCTCCTGGTGCGCAAGCGCTACGCCGGCATCGGGGCGCCGACCGGTGTGTTCGTGACGGTGGAGGAGCCTGGGCCGGCTTACGTGAAGGCCGGCATTCAGAACACCGGACAGAGCACGGTTTTGACCGATGGACCTTTTTGAAACTGAAAGGACGGGCCCTGTGAGAGTCACATTTGATCGAGTCGTGAACGTGTTGCTGTTGGTGGCCGTGGTCTACGGCATCGCGATGATGCGCACGCCGACGCGGACACCGCCGTCGGCCTACACGCCCGGCGAGCAGGCGCCAGCTATCGCGGGTCTGCCGTACGCGGGGGCCAGGCGCACGGCCGTGCTGTTCGTGCGGAGCACCTGCCATTTCTGCACGGAAAGTATGGGCTTCTATCGGGAGCTAGCGAAGGGTCGGCGCGTGGTCGCCATCAGCAACGACGCCCCCGACGTGCTCGACCGCTATCTGACCGACAACGGCCTGACGGTCCCGCGGGCAACTGTGGCGCGTGGGGCATGGGCGAAACTTTCTGGCACGCCGACGATCGTGGTCGTGGACGCGGCGGGCCGTGTCGTTAAATCGTGGGTCGGTGCCTTGTCGCCTGATGGTCAACGTGACCTGATCGCGACGCTCAACTAAACGGTCAGTGAGGTTGGAGGTCAGAACAATGAGGAATCTGATTCGAGCGGCGATCGTCGGTCTGTTCTTGTTCACCCTGCACGCGGCGCAGCCGGCCGCGCAGCAGCCGACGTGCGGCGAGTATGTGTGCTACATCAACATGGGCGGCAACGGCTGGTATTGCGTCGAGGAGGGCACAATCGAGTGCATCTGCAACAACAACGGCGGCTGCATGTGCGGTGAGTGTTACTGTTTCGATGGCGGCGACTGCTACCTGATGCCGTGGCAGGGCTAAGATCCAGGCGCGGGCGTCGGCATTGGGCCGGCGCTCGCGTTCGTTGAAAGGGGCTGCGTGATGGGGCGGATTCTGGTGTTGGTCGCGGTGTTGGCGGTGCTCGGCGCGGGCGATCATGTCATGGTGAAAGTCCCGCGGCTGGTTGGGATGGACGAATATCCGGCGCGCGTGCTGCTGGCAGAGAAGGGGTTCCGGGTCGAGGTCGTGCGCCGGCCGAACGCGTCGCCCGTCGGGATGGTCTGCGGGCAGAATCCAGCGCCCGGCGTCGAGGTGATGGAAAAATACGAGGTGCGGCTGGACGTCTCGACGGGGCCCGCGCCGAAGGAGTAACCCTGATGCCCGACCTAGTCGACCGCTTCGACGTTCTTGCGCTCATCACGACGGCGAGTTACGTCGACGGCGGATTAGGGCCGCTCGAGGTGCGCGGGCTGGTCAACGACATCAAGCGCTTGTCGCGACCGCTCGACGAACTCGCCAATCAGATTCGAGACCTGTCGCGTTACGAGGCTGAGGAGCTCGAGGGCGCGAAAGGTTACTTTGTCGACTGGGGAGAGCTCGAGGCCCTGCTACCGAATCGAGATGCGGGGCCCGACGTTGAGCGCGCCGGTGGTCTGCAGCAGCCAGACCGCGAGCGCCAGGACCAGGATCACGTCGACGATCGCGACAATCATCGGCGACATGCCGGCCGCGGCCATCAGTCGGTGGACCGCCCAGTAGACGACGCAGAACAGCGCGACGACGAGGACAAGTCCGAGCAAACTCATGGCTGACCTCCGCGTCCGTGCTCTGCAGGAGCCGTACCGGTGAAGTGCCCGAAGTGCGGGCACCACTACCAGAGCTCTCAACAGCGTTGGCAGGAGAAAATGCGGCGCCTCGGTCGGTGTATCCAGTGCGGCGCCGAGAAGTCCGAGAAGGACCAGCCACATTTGAAGTGCCGCGGCTGCCGCGTGAAGGACGCGACCCGCGACGCGCGTCGACGCGCTCGACGACCGGGCTATAGCGGACCGATTGCGTCTTAACCCACTTGTCCACATAGAACCCGAATCCGTTCACGCCTCAGTCACGCCTCGACCGTACGATACTGACCCCGTTCAGGTGGACAACTTCCCGCAGCCAGTGAGCGTCGTACCTGCGCATGGGGGCGGCCGTCTGCGTCGCTACCCGAAGGGCGTGTCAGGGAACCCTGGCGGCCGGCCGCAAGGGCTCATGTCGCTCGTGCAGCGCCGGTCTGGACGTGACGGCCGCAAGCTCGTCGACGCGCTCTTCGCGGTCGCCTTCGGCACGCCGGACCAGGTCGAGAAGGTCTTCCACGACAAGCACCTCGATATCACGATGAAGGACCGCCTGCGCGCGATTGAGCTCCTCCTCGACCGTGGATGGGGGAAGCCGTTCGTGCCCGAGGACGACACGCCGTTCATCCAGACCAGCGGCGCCGGCCCGACGCTCGTGTTCAACATCCCGCGGCCGGCGAGAGAGCTCGAGGGGCAGAACACCGTCGTCGACGCGCTCAACGCGCCGGCACCGGAGTCCGAGCCGTGAGGGGCGGCAGCCGGCCACGCGCCAGGAACCCACACGCGAGCCTCGACCAGTTCTTCGCCCTGCAGCGCAGCCGCGTGAAAGCCAAGGCCACGCGTCACGTGCAGCACGTGCGCGAGAACCTCGGCAAGCTGGAACCTGCGCTCGACGTCGAGCGTCGCGGCTACACCTTCGGCGGGCTCCCGAATGGGCAGACCGTCAACACCGAGCTTGATCCTCGAGTCCCTGCACGCAACCCCCTGGCATGGTGACGCCCGATAGTCAGGAGTGAATGGGTGCTGCTGTTGCCACCGACGAGCGGTTCATCATCGGGTATCGCGATGCTCGAACCGGTACACCCTGCGATCCCAACCCGAAGCAGGCCGAGGCGCATGCCTCTGACGCCGACGAGCTCCTCTACGGCGGCGCCGCGTTCGGCGGCAAGTCCGAGTACCTCATTCATGAGGCCATCGCGACATGCTTGATGTATCCGGGCTGCGAGGTCGCCATCTTCCGCCGGACGCGCGGCGAGCTCGAGGCGTCGCTCATCCTGCGCTTTCTGCGCTACGTGCCGCGGTCGATCGCCAAATACAGCGACTCGAAGAAGCGGGCCGTGTTCTTCAACGGGTCAATCCTCTGGTTCTGCTACTGCGACAACGAGAACGACGTCTACCGCTATCAGTCGGCCGAGTGGATTCTGCTGCTCATCGACCAGGCCGAGCAATTTACGATCTCGATGGTCTTGTATCTCTTCTCGCGCGTGCGGTCGGCGCGCGGGTATCCGTGCAAGATCCGGCTGAGCGCGAACCCGGGCAACATCGGCGGCCCCTGGCTGAAGCGGCGCTACATCACGCCGGACCCTGTCGACCTGGGCGACCGGCCGATGCCGGCGTTCGGGGAAATCTGGCGGCCGATCGCGAACCCCGACCTGCCCGACGACGAGCCCCTGCGCCGGCAATTCATTCAGGCGCGGATGACGGACAACGTCCCGGGCATGCTGGCGGACCCCGGCTACGTCGCGCGTATTCGTGCGAACCCCAACGAGATGACGCGCCGGATGCTCGAAGACGGCGACTGGGACGCCTTCGAGGGGCAGATGTTCGGCATGTGGCGCGCGTCGAAGTACGTGACGTCGAAGGACCTCGAGCTCGTCGAGGCGGGTATCGAGATCGGCACCGTGCTGCCGTGGCACGTGATTCCGGATCAGTTCTGGCGGCCGCCCTCGAGCGTACGCGTGTTTGGGTCGGTCGACTACGGCTACGGCAACCCGTGGTCGGCGCACTTCCACGCGGCGATGCCCGATGGGCACATCGTCACCTTCAAGGAGTTCTACGCGGTCAAGGTGCGCGACGTGAAGCAGGCGCAGCGCATCCGCACGTGGGTCGAGGACGAATGGCAGGACCAGGCCGACCGCCGTCAGTCGCAGTGGGACGTGCCCTACATCGTCGGCGACCTGCCCTTCGGCTCGAGGATGGAGCACGGGCTCGCGAAATCCGTGTTCGAGGTCTACGAGGAGGAGCTCGGCATTCCGACGGGGATCAACATCCAACTCGCGCCGAAGGGTGCCGGCAGCCGCAAGGCGCGCGTGCAGCGCATGATTGCCGGCCTCGACCGGCACGTCGACGGGTTTCCGAACTGGCAATGCACGACCGCGTGTCCGAACCTCATACGCACGCTCCCGGAGCTCGTCGCCGACCCGAACGACCTCGACGACATCCTGCACGGCGCCGCGGACAAGAAGCAGGAAGACCATGCGTACGACGACCTGAGCATGTTCTTGTCGTCGCGGCCGCCGTTCCCGAAGGCCGAGCGGCCGGCCGAGGGGAGCTATAACGATGTCGGCGTCGGCTTCGGCATCACGCCGCCCTCGAAACGACCAACCCCCAGTCGACTCAACGTTCGAGCCTTCGGTCGTCAGCTCTGACGAGTTCATGGGCTTGCCGATTGTCGTGATCGAAGACTGGCCCGACGACAAGGTCGCGATCGTCAGCCCTCGACTCGCGGCCGTCATAAAAGCCGCGTTGGATGAAGCGCGGAAGATTGCCGAAAGGTCTAGAGGGTGACCAAGATTTTCAACTGGGTCTGTCGGACGTGCGGCATCGGCGTCTCGACCGAAGTCGAGGAGGCGCCGACGTGCCTCGAGTGCGGTAAGCCGATGGCCCTGCACTTCACGGACACCGCGCCATGAGGTGGCCGTTCCGATCGATTGCCCGCGAGCGCGAGGAGCTCTTGAAGCTGCGCATCCGAGACCTCGAGCTCAAAGTCGCCGACGCCAGCGACAGCGCGAAGTACTTCCGCGACCGCTACGAGCGCCTCGCCGACCTCATGCTCGTCCGCCAGGCGTCGCCGAACGCCGTCGCACAGGTGCACGTCGAGCCGCCGCCACCGTCCGCGACCGAGACCATCGGCACGAAGGTGTCACGCGTCGCCGGCCTGGTCGGCAGCGGCCGCGGCATCAAGTTCGAGACCGTCAAACCACATGCCTCAGCCGCCGACCTCCCCACCCGGTAAAGCCGGCAAGAAGCAGGCGCCCGACTACAAGGGGCCGAAGGCTCGCGCGTTGATGCAGGACTGTATCGCCGCCGTGCGCAAGGACTCGGCGCGTCTCGATCGCGACAAGGCCGACTGGCTGAACATCCTCATGTACCACGGCGGGCCCGACAACCACTGGGTCACGTGGGACCAGACCGACAACGTCTGGCGTCGCATCCCCGACGATGACAGCGACTACGGTCTGCCGGCCGAGGTGCCTCGAGCGGCGTCGAATTACTTCCGGCGCAAGATCGACGGCATCGCCTCGATTCTCAACGGCGCGACGCCGGCGCAGGAGTGGCGGCCGGCGAAGGACGACGACGAGGCGCGCGCCACCGCCGAAGTCGTCGACGACGCGCTGCCGGTGCTCCGCGACGAGGCCGACTACGACGCGGCCCGCAACCTGATCAACCTCATGGTCACGCTGACCGACAAGGTCGCGTACGAGGTCTACTACGACAACGACGAGAAGTACGGGACCGAACTGATTCAGGCGCTGTCGTGCCCCGCGTGCAAGTGGCGCGGCATGCCGCAAGAGGTCGAGGAGGCCGGCGACACGTGCCCGCAGTGCGGCGCACCGGGCGACTCGCTCGAGCCGCTCTTGAACCCGCGCACCGGTGAACCCCAGGGCGTGCACTACCCGAAGGGCAAGATGTGCGGGAAAGTCATCCCGAGCTTCGAGTTCTCTCTGCCCCCGAATGCGCGCGAGTGCCACGAGCAAAAGGTCCCGTACATCCTGACGCACACGTGGATGGCGCGCGAGGACGCCATCAAGGAATGGCCGAAGGCGAGGGCCATCATTCGCAACGCGAAGTCCGAGGTGAGCTCGCAGGCGACGAACTCGCAGTACGCGAACGCCGTGCGCAACATCTCGAGCCCGCACGCGGCCGAGCGCGGCGTCATGCCGCTCACCATCGACGCGCTCACGGTCTTCCGCCTGGTGCACGACCCCATCGAGGACGAGGCGAACGACGTGTACTACCCGGAAGGGTTCGACGGCGTCATGGTCGACGGCCAAATCATCGAGGGCGGCCCGCTCCCGCTGAAGGACGACAAGGGCTCGCCGATGAAGCCGATCGTGCTGCGCCAGTACGTGGCGTCGCCGGGCTCGCCGTTCGGGATTCCGCCGGCCGACGACCTCGGCGTGCTGCAGCGACAGCACAACCTGCTCGAGACCCTGCTCCTGCTCATCCTCCTGCACGAAGCGTCACCGCGGACCTACATCCCGCTGACCGTCACGCTCGAAGACGACATTACCGGTATGCCCGGGCAGACGATTCGCTACCGGTCGAACATGCCGGGCGACAAGCCGCACACCGACCCGGGCGTGAACCCGCCGGAAGGGCTCTACAAAGCGCTCGAGATGAACCTCAAGGCGTTCGATGACCTGTCCGGTCTGAATGCCGTGCTCGAGGGCCAGCATCCCGAAGGCGTCGAGACGTTCTCCGAGGTGCAACGCCTCGAAGAGAGCGGCATGAAGACGTTCAAGGCGCCGATCGACAGCCTGATCGACTTCGAGAAGCGCCTCGCGTACCTGCTCCTGCAGTGGGCCCGTCAGTCGATGTGGACCTCGAGGCTCGTCCGCAGCGTCGGCGAGAACGGTGGCTGGGAGCTCAAGGAGTTCTCGCAGGCCGACCTGCACGGCAGCGTCGACGTGTACGTGAATCCGTCGTCCGCCTGGCCGAAGTCGCAGCTGCTGCAGCACATGCGGCTGCAGGAAGTCGTGAAGATGGGCGCGATCGATGTCCGCGACCCAGAAACCGCCGAGCAGATCCTCTCCGACTACGACCTCGCGCACTTCCGGCCGTCGATGGACGTCGACAAGAAGCAAATCGCGCGCGAGCTCGATCGGTGGAAGGTCGCCCAGTCACCCGAGGAGATCAAGCCGCCGAATCCGTTCGTCAACGTCGCCCTGCACCTCACCAAAAAGGCGAACTGGCTGAAAACCGAGGAAGCCGAAGCCATCGAGCAGACGAATCCGCCGGTGTGGCAGGCGATGGTCGCGCACGTGCAGCAACTCCAGCAGCAATTCGCCCAGATGCAGGCCGCGCAGCAGCCCGCCGGCGGCAAGGACGGGAAGGCGGCCGCGCCGAAGCCGCCCGACAAGCCGAAAATCAGCATCGGGCTCCGCGGCGACCTCAGCGATCCGATGGCGCGCGAAGTACTCGCCGGCGCCGCTGAGGCTGAGGGCATCCACGTCGAGAACACGCCGCCGCCGGCCGACCCGAACGCCCCGAAGAAGGCCGACGGCACCGTCCTCGACGCGCACCTCAAGGCCGGCGCGTTGCGCCCGGCTCTGAAACATCCCGACACGCTCGAGCATCACCTCTCGGCCGGCAACTTGCGCCCGGCGCCGCCAGCACCGCCAGCTGGCCCGAACGGAGGACCTCCCGCAGGGGCGCCGCCGGCGTGAACAGACTCACCGTCCGCTGCCTCTACTCCTGCGAGCTCTGTCGCGCGGTCGACGTGCCCTGTGACGTGCCCGCCCGAGGTGACGAGGACGTGAGAACGTGGATGGATCTGGCCGTCCGTCACATTGCGCGCCACCACTTCAACCGGAACCCGCGATGTCCGGCCAAGGCGCTCTCTGAGCTCAAGATCCCAATGACCGGCACCGACCGTGTCGGCGGCCCGAGCGTCCAGTGAGCGCGCGTCTGCGCGATGCCGTGCGCGCGTTGCTGCACGAAATCGAGCAAGAGGCTCGGATTCAAGCCGGCAGCCCGCTCGCCCCGCTCCGCGATGCCCTGGCCGACGAGGACCGCCGACTCGTCGACATCGAACCCGACGTCGTCAGCGACCGCGACGCGCGCATCGCGCGCCTGGTGCAGGCGCTGCAGCACTTCGCAAAGCCTGGCGGGCATTTCGTCGGCTGTCCGGCGGACAAAGTTGGCGGTACGTGCTCGGCCGCCTGTCGCTCGGCGCAGCTCGCCATCGACAAGCAAGCGCTCAAGGTCACGGCCGACGCGATGGGGGTGCTGCAGCAGGAAGTCGCCGCCTTGCGCCGCGAGTGGCGCCACATCCGAGGGCGCCTCCACAATCAGAAATTAATTCATCGCAGGGTGCTCCAGCAGGTGCAGGCCGAAACCGGATTCGTAATGCGAACCCCCGGTCGGCCGAAGAAGGCCGCACCGGCCGGCGAGGCGAAGGACGGGGCACATGCCCCAACCACTGCCACGCCAAGGAGCACCGATGCGAATCCCGAACCCGTTCGAGCAGACCTGGCTGACCGTCGACGCGGAGGCTAACCCGAGTGCAGACGAAATCTGCTACTGGGATGGCCCGGCGTCAGAGCTCGGCCTCGACACCGGCCGCACGCCGGAACCGGAACCGGCGGCTGCGGCCGCCGATGAGACGTCGGCAGAGGCCGGCGACGACTCCTCCGACGACGAGACGCCTGCACGGGCCTCGGCTGACGCCGACGCCGACGCGGACGACGTCGACGAGGATGCCGATCCCCTCGACCTCCTCACGACTCGCGACGAGCAGGACGAACAGACGCAATCGCGCCCGATCGAGGATCGCTACAAGGCTCTGAGCAAGCGCGCTCGAAAGCTCGAGAAGTCGCTCAAGAAGAGCCTCCCGATCCAGCAGGCGTTGCGCGAAGCGGGCGTCGACCTCCGCACGCTCCTCTCGAGTCATCAACGGCTCGCCGCCTTCGAGGCCAGTCTGCAGGCGAATCCCCGCCTGCGAGCGTTGCTCGAGGGCAGCAACTCCGACGACCCGCCGGCCGACACGCGTCGCGCCGCCGCGCGTGAGGAACCCGTCGAGTATCCCTTCGACGTGAACGACCCAGTCGGTCGCTTCATGCAGGAATTCCATCAGGGGAGCACGAAGGCCCAGAACGAGATCCTCGACCGTCTCGAGCGCATCGAGAAGAGTTTCGACACGCGCGTCGGACGCATCGAGAGCACGACGGTCGCGCAGCAACGTGCGACCACGATGAATACCTGGAAAACGACCGCCACGGCCGCGGCTGAGAAGCTCGAGCCCGGCGTGCGCCAGATATTCCTCGACGCCGTGCTGAGCGCCGCCGAAGGCTCGCTCTCGGGTCGACACAAGCTGAGCGTTCAGCAGGTGATCGACCACTACCTGAAGCCCCTGAAGGTTTCCGACAAGCAAAAGGAACGCGCGTCCGCCGCCGCGAAGCAGAAGACGGCCGAGCGCAACAACAACCTGCCACGTCGCCCGGCGCCAGGGAGCGGCTCTCCCGCGTCGCCGGCAGCGCGTCGAGTCCCGCGACTCGAAGAGTTCAACCGGAACCTGTCGCGGCAGTTCGCGCGCTAGACGCGGCTCATTCAGGAGACCAACGGTCATGCGGAACTTGATTCCCGCCGTGCTGACGCAGAGCCCCGACGGGCTGTTGCACATGCCCGGCGCTGACCTCACCTCGTGGGACGCGCTCCTCAAAGAGGACTACGCGCCCATCATCCAGAACGAGCTCTCGGAAGAGAACCCGATTCAGGCGTTCATGGCCGAAGAACTGGCCGACGACTCCTGGACCGGCAAAGAAAAGTACGTCCCCGTGAAGATCGGCCGCAACTGGTCGGTCGGCTCGATCGGCGCCGGCGGCGGTATCCCTCAGAAGGGCCGCGGCTCGTACCAGAAGTTCCTCGTGCCGATGAAAGACGTCTACGGCGCGGTGGGCTTCGAGCGCTACGTCATGGAGCAGTCGCGCAACAAGAAAGGCTCCTGGGCGTACGTCGTGCCGCAGGAAATGAACGGCCTGGTCGAGGACCTGTCGTTCACCCGCAACCGGATCGGCTGGTTCTACGGCAGCGGCATCCTTGCGCTGCTGTCTGGCACGCACACGGCGACGACCACCCTGACGCTCAAGAACCCCGGCAACGTCACCGGCACGGTCAACCCGAACCGCTATGTGTTCGGCGACGCCACATCCGGCATGTACGTCGCGGTCACCGACACGTCGGGGAACATCAAGGGCGTCGGGACCATCACGGCGATCTCGGCCAACGGCAACACGGCCACGCTCGACACCGCCATCACCGGATCGGATGGCGACTACGTCGTGCTGGCGCAGACGCCGACGCAGACCTCGTTCAACAAGGAACCCGAGGGCCTGCTCGCCGGCATCGACGACGGCACCTACGTCGGGACGTATCACGGCCTCAGCCGGACCACGTACCCGATTCTGCAGTCGCCCGTGTTCACCAGCGTCGGGCTGCTGAGCGCGGACGCCATCCAGCAGTGGATCGACGCCGTCGCGATCAAGGTCAGCAAGACCGTCGACATGTTCCTCGGGGAACTCGGCGTCCTGCGCGCCTACCTCGCCCTGACCGAGCTCGACCGCCGCTACACCGGCACCGATCTCATGCGGCCCGACGCCGGCAGTTCGCGCGCCAAGAAGCCGACGGGCTCGAAAGCGCGCATCACCTACGGCGACATCCCGTTCTTCGGCGACCGTGACGGCCTGTACGGCTCGCTGTTCGGGGTGAACAAAGCGTCGTGGGTCCGCTACGTCCTGCAGAAAGGCAAGTGGGCGGACGAAGACGGCCACACCATCCGGTGGGTGCCGGGCTTCGACCAGTGGCAGGCGTTCTACTTCCTGCTCGAGAACTACCACTGCCACGCGCCGGCTCGGAACTTCCGAGCGGACGGCATCACCACGACGCAAGTCGCGATTCACAGCTACTAAGCGCAGTGAGGACGGGGCGGCCTTCGGGCCGCCTCGTCTCGACCGCGCAGGAGCACACATGACGGAACAGAAGATCATCGACCTCACGCCGACCGCGACCGGGAAGCCGGTGCTCACGCCAGAGACGCCGGTCGTCGTCATCAATCGCGGGTACGAGACCCTCGTGCGCAAGTTCGACGCGCTCGACTACCCCCTGCATTCCCACACGCAGGGCCTGATACGCATGCCGTACGCGGCCGCGCTGCACTTTCAGAAACACACGACGGTACCGGGGACGCGCCACGTCGAGAGCGGCATCGAGCAGTCGTACCTCGGCATCATCCGGACCGATCAACCCGGCTGGCCCGAACAGATCGAAATCGACCCGCCGTACATGTGCGAGCCGTTCACCGAAGAGGAGTGCAATGAGTTCTCCCTCCGGTTCGAGGCCGTCGCGCGTGAGGACGGCGAGAAGGTCGAGGTCAAGTCGGTCAACAAAGCCATCATGGAGGGCAAGCTCCCCGTCGGCCGCGGGCAGTCGAGCGGCCGCGGCAAAGCCGGCGCGACGCGAACCGGTCGGACGGCGACCGGTAAGGAAATCGACCGCGACGAGGTCATGGCCCCGCCTGACGAGACGGCCGAAGAGCGCGTCGACCGCCTCAACGCCGAATCCGAAGCCTGAGATGCGCACGTACGTCGACCACGTGCCGGTGCCGAAGCACCTGGAGCTTCCGAAGGCGCTCAGGTTCGCGCAACGGTACGTGGCGGCGTTCGACCGAGACCTGCGGCTACGGCGAAGCGCCGAGACCCCGCACGTCTACGTGCTCGAGCGTCGCTGTCGCCGGCGGCCGGCCGTTAACACGGCCATGCGCGACTACTCCGACATCCACGTTCAGGCGCGCGATGGCTACATCCACGTCGCGAGCGTCCATCCGAACGTCGTCGCGCGTCCGTGGGCCATCGTCGCCAATCTCAAAGAAACCGGTCGCGACATCTGGGCGGTCGGAGGGGCCGACAAGGTGTTGGACGAGGTCGAATATGAGAAAGCGATGATGAAAGAGAGCCGGCGGCGACGTCGGCTCGCACTCTTCCGAGACATCGCGCTCGATCACTTCGACATTCTGAATCGAATCGGAAACCCAGACGGCACCGAACGGACTCGCGTCTCGGTGCCGAGCGGCTACGCCCCGCAACCGGCGTAAACCGAGGGAGGGCCCGTGCAACTGACTGGCTACCGCAAGATCGTCCCGAAGACTGCCGCGTACACCATCGACCTCAACCAGCACCGGCCACAGACCCGATTCACGAACCGTGGCGCCGGTGGCTCGGTCACCTTCACGCTCCCGACGCCGGCGTCGAATCAGCGCGTGGGCCTCGAGTTCGAGTTCCTCGGCGTCGCCGATCAGACCGTCATCGTGTCGGCCGGCGCGGGCAAAGGCGTGGCGTTCAATAACGCCGCCTGCGCGTCCCTCGCGTTCCAGACCGGCGGCCAGAAGATCGGCGCGCTGATTACCGCGACGTGGGACGGCACGAGCTGGCACCTCGTCGGCTCGACGATCGGCGTCACCTACACGGTGGCCTAAACCTTTTCAGCCACATAGAGGAGCTTTCAGTCATGTTGCACACGATTCAGGTTCTCATCGCCGTCGGTCTGAGCGCGCTGGCTTTCGGCATGGCGGTCAAGGTCGACCCGACCGCCGACCTCATCAAGCTGATGGCGAAAATCGGATTCACCGACGCGCTCGGTGGCATCCGCGCCTCGTTCATCTCCGACAAGGCCACCAACTACACGATCCTCGCGGCGTCGGACCCGTCGGGGACGTTGTTCACGAACCGTGGGGCGGCAGGCGCGGTGACGTTCACCCTGCCGGCGCCGTCGGCGGCGCTTGCGCAGACGTTCTACGACTTCGTCGGCGTCGCGAACCAGACGTTCGCCGTCGCGGCCCCGTCGGCCGTCGTGGTCACGTTCAACAACGCGGCCGCAACGTCGGTGACCTGTTCGACCGCCGGCGCGAAGATTGGCGCGCACATCCGTGCGACCTGCGATGGCACGTCGTGGCACGTGAACGGCGACACGGTCGGCGTGACCTACACCGTCGCGTAAACCTGAGACGGGGCGGCGCGAGTCGCCCCTCTCTACGAGGGAGACGCGATGGGAATCCCGCAAGAGACGAAAAAGCGGTGGAGTGCTGAGATCACGCTCGGCGCGGCGGACACGACGAAAACGCTCGTCGCGGCCCCCGGTCTTGGGACGACCGCGATCGTGTGTACGCACCTGGTCGCGCGCATTCTCGTCGCCGCGGCGCAGGACGTCGACATCAAGATCGGGAGCGTCAATCTCCGTCGCCTGAAGGCGAGTGAGGTCGTCGGCACGGAGAGCTTCTTCGGGCCGATGATTCAAGGCATCGTCGGACAGGCAGGCCAGGCTCTCACGATTAGCCCGGCAGCGGCCGGTCCGTCGGTGCATGTCGTCGCCGAGGGCTACTACGAAGGCCAGCCGTAGGCTGCTATGACACCGTTCTGGCTGCGGGGTCTCACCCAGTCGCCCGAGGGGTACCTCTGGGACGTCACGCTCAACGCGGGCGTCGGCGGCGTCACCGGCAAGACCGACGTCATCGGCGGGGTCCATACGCAGGTCGTCAAGCTGCAGCTCGGCGCGGCGACTGTCGACGGCGGCCTCATCTCGACGTCGAACCCCGTGCCGACTGCCGACTACCCGACCACGAGCGGCGGGGGCTCGGATTACCACAAGGTGGCGGCCGGCTCGAACAACGCGGCCAACATCAAAAACGCCGCCGGCCAGGTCTACGGCGTGCAGGGCATCAACCTCGCGCTGTATCCCGTCTACGTGAAGCTCTACGACAAGGCGTCCGCGCCGAATCCGGCAGCCGACACGCCGGTCCGGACCATCGCGATGCAGTCCGGCGTGCGCTGCGACGACGACATCCCGAAGGGTCTCGCCTTTGTGAACGGGATTTCGATCGCGATCGTGAAGGGCATTGCGGACAACGACAACACCTCGGTGGTCGCCAATGATTGCGTGGTGGACGTTGATTACAAGTAGGGCTCGAGCGGCGCTCCTGATCGCCGCGCTCGTCGCCTGGGCGACACCGGCTCGTGCGCAGCAAGCGATCAACTTCTTCCAGGTCAACGGCACGACCGTCGACGCGAACAGCGGCAACATCTCGAACGGCACCCTGCGCATTACGCTCGCAACGAACGGCGCCGATCCGACGACGACGTTCAAGATCAACTGGGCGCAGATCGCCGGCACGACCGTCTCGGTCAACAACGGGCCCGCCGATGGCGGCACGCTCCGCGTCACGGTGGCGAACAACTCGACCGGCACGCTCGCCGTCACGCAGGCGACCGGGTCGAATCTTCACATGGTCTGTGACTCGGGGTGCTCGAGCTCGACGGCGCCGGCCGACGCGTCGACGTTTACGCCGAGCACGACGCCGCAGAGCCCGGTCGGCGGGTTCTTCCAAACGACCGCGACCAACAACGCGCTAACCAACCTGCAGATGGGCGCGCTCCAGGTCACGGCGCAACGCGCGCTGTTCACGAACCTGCGGAACGCCAGCGGGACAGAGATCGGGACCTCGAGCACGCCGGTGCAGGTGAGCCTCGCGAACACCGGGGCGAACTCGAACAAGCTGCTCGTGACTCCGGATTCCGTCGCGCTGCCGGCGAATCAGTCGGTCAACGTCTCGCAGATGAACGGCGTCGCGGTGACGATGAACAACGGCACTGCGGGCACCGGTGTGCAACGCGTGGCCGTGGCCTCGGACAACACGCCCTTCGAGACGATCCCGGTCGCTACCGCGACGACCACCGATGGCGCGTCGACCTGCTACATCACGTCGGCGGCGAGCACGAACTCCACGAACTGTAAGGGCTCGGCGGGCAACGTCTACGTCATTCACGTCACGAACACGACGACGACGAACTACTTCCTGCGCATGTACAACCTCTCGAGCGCGCCGACCTGTTCCTCGTCGACCGGCTTCGTCGAAACGATCCCCGCGCTCGGCGCGAGCGCGAACGGCGGCATCAATGGGCGGACGATGAGCGTGCCCGACGCGTACGGCACCGGCATCGGCTTCTGTCTGACGGGCGGCGGTTCGAGCACGGACAACACCAACGCCGCGACCGGGGTCTACGTGACCATCAAATACAAGTGAGGAGACTCATGCGGAAAGTGCTGACGACTCTGTGCTTCGCCCTCATCCTGCTGCTGCCGACCGCGCTCTCGGCGACTTATACGCAGCAAGCCGCGCTCGCCAATGATGGCGTCTTCCAAGGGCAGGTCCAGGTCGCGATGATTCAAACCTGCGCGAACGCCATGACCGAAGCGGTCACGGTCACTGGGCACCTGCAACGCATGCAGCTGTGTGTGCGCGTGCTGCAGGACCCGGCGAAGTTCATGCCGATCTTCTCGATCGTCTTGGCCTCGCAGGCGAACAATCCAATGACGCCGTTGACGGTGCCGTCGACAGTGGCCGATTCGTTGGTGCAGACGGCCTGTGACGCGCAGCTCTCGAACATGGCGGGGTATTTCAAGCAGTGAAGCGGATCCCTCGCGGGCTGATCGTCGGCGTTGCGGTGGCGGCGCTGTGTGCGCTGTGGGAGCCGCACGTTCAGCGGCCGGCGTGGTTCGTCCACCGGTATGCGCCGTCGTTCGAAATTGCCTGGCGGCGGCTGCCGGCGCCGGTGGCGCGTCTCTATGCGGCGGTCAGCCTGCTCTCGAAATGTGGCGACCCCAGCGGTTCTCCGGGGCCGACCTGCGGCGGGTCGGGTGTCGGCACGTCAACGGCGACGCTGCTCACGGCCGTCAACGGCACGAATAGCGCGACGTGTCCTACCGATAGCCAAGGCAACTCCTGGACCAATGCCGTCAACATCACGGGCGGCGGGTTCGCCGGCACGTATTCGCTCTGCTACGTCAACAATCCGTCGACGAGCGCGACTCACACCTTTACCTGCGGGGGCACGCTGTGTGGGGTCACGGTGAACGCCTACAGCGGGACGAATACGGCGACTCCGACGGACGGCACCTGCTCAGGGAACGCAGGCGGGAGTGCGACGCAATGCTCGTCCGCCTTGGCGACGACGGCCAACGGGGATCTGATCGTCTCTGGCACGGGTGGCCCGATTGGTTCGCCGCCACCGACCGTGGATTCCAGTCTCACGCGGCAGAACTTTGTACAGGGCACGGGCGGCGTGTCCTACGGGGCGACCATCGCTGATTTCGTACAGCCTTCATCGGGGAGCATCAATCCGGGATGGTCCGATGGTGCCTCGGGCACGGGCGTGAACGTCACGGCGGCCTTCAAGGCGGCAGCCGGCGGTGGGGCGACGTCGCACCCGTGTGCATCGCTGCGCCTTATGGGCGTCGGCTGCGAGGAGCATCCATGACCCTGCTGCTCGTGATGAATCTCGGGTTCGCCTGGGGACAGACCACCACGCCGACCGTGCCGCACACGTTCGGTCATCGTTCGGGTCCCATCGTGCCGGCCGATGGTGGCGGCCGCTCCGGTCCGATCGTGCACGTCGCTCCAAAGCGGGAGATGTAGTGCACAAGTCGCAACGCGAACTGCTCGACGATCTCCTTGATTTCGTCGGGGAGAGAGAGGACTCAGGCGCCCGCTCGACCGCGAAGCGCGTCCTCAATCGCGCGCTGACGTCGATCTGGCTCAAGCGGGACTGGAAGATTTTTCGGTCGCCGGTGCCGTTCACGATGGCGCTCGTGGCGAACCAGCCCCGCTACTCGCTGCCCGACTACTTCGGCCGCATCGGGCCCGGCATGCCTCGGAACATCACGCAGGGCGGCCTGCCCATCATGCCGCTTCAGGACGGGCAACTCGAGGTCGACTACCCGTGGGCCGGCACCACCAGCGAGGTGGCCGGCGCCCCGCGCAATTACGAGCTCCTCGGCATGTGCGGCGCTCACACGCAACCCCTTTCGACCGGCGAGGCCCTCGAGGTCCTCAGCGACAGCGCCAGTGACACGAGCGTCGTCTGTGCCATCACCGGCGACGACGTGAACGGCAACTGGACCCGCAACCAGGTGACGTTGAACGGGACGACGCCTGTCTCGATCGGCACGTGGGCCTTTATTGACGAGTTCGCGAAGGCGTACCTGAGCTCGGTGACGCCGACGACCGACCTGACATCCTCCGCGGGAAACGTCACGCTGCGCAAAACGTCAGGGGCGCTCGAGCTCCAAAAGCTGTTCCCACAGGAGAGCAGTCGCGAGCATCAGATCCTGCGCATCTACCCGATGCCGAGCGCGGCCGACACGATTGCAATTCCGCTGATTCGCCGGCCGAAGCGCCTGTTTCATGACGCCGACCCGGTACCGGACCTCTGGGAGCCGGCGCTCTTCGAGGAGTTCATCATGCAGTGGCGTGTGAACACCGGCGACATTTCGAGCAGCCAGGCCAACGCGGCGCCACGCCCGGCCCTCAACGATCTCATCGCGCACGAGAACGCCTCAAAACCCCGGATGCAGGTGCGTGCCTATCGGCGGCCATGAGCTACCTCCGACCGCAGCACCGCCTTCTGCAGCGTGACTTTTCCGAGGGGTTCCTCGACACACCGGAATCGGACACGCTCGACCCCGGCGCCTCGCCTGACGCGAAGAACTGCCTGCTCGTCAGCGTCGAGAACCAGACGAAGCGACGAGCGGTCATTCGGCGCGACGCCGGCGCGCTCCTCCTGAACCCGACGGCCATCGCGGCGCAGAAGTCGGTCGACGGCCTCTTCGAGTTCCTGCGCGAGAACGCGAACGGACAACTCGTCGCGGCCTGCAACGGCGCGCTCTACGCGTTCGACAACGTCAACACGTTCGCCGCGATTACGGGCGGCACGGGATTCACCCCCGGCAGCCCGGTACGGATGTCCGTGTTTCGGAACAACGCCGTGTTCGTCGACGGCAATCAGAACCTGCGCTACAACGGCACCCAGTGCTTCCCGCTTGGCTTCGCCGCGCCGACCGGTGCGCCCGGCCTGGCCGATGGCGGCGCCGGCGGATCGCTGCCGGCCGCCACGTGGGAGGGCTTTGCGGTCTGGTACGACTCGGTGATGGACCACGAGAGCGACTGGAGCCCGATCTCGTCGCAACTCGTCCTGGGCGGGAGCCGCCTACGCCAGTGGACCAAGCCGGCCGGCAGCCCGCCCACGAATGTCGACAAGTGGCGCGTCTACTGTCGCCGTGTCGATACAAACGAGCGCAACTACTTCCTCGTCGGGACCGTCGCGATCGGAACGGTCACGCTGCTCGAGAGCGTCTCGGACCTGGCGCGCGTCATTCCGAGCGCGAACGTGAACGAGAACCTGCCACCGTCGCAGGCATTCGCGATGATCGAGGAGTGGCTCGGCTTTGCCCTCGGTGTGCCCTCGGCGAGCTCCATGCTGAACGTCAGTAAGCAGTTCGACGCCGAGAGTTGGAATCCGAAGAATCAGTTTCCGGTCGGCGGCAAGGGTGACAGTAAGCCGGTCCGGAGCATCCGCAAGTACGGCGAGGAGGTCATCCTCCAGAAGCCGCGGAAAAGCTACCGCGTGCTCGCGCCGAACGGCACGCTGCCATTCCAGATCAAGCCGATTCACTCGAGTCTGGGCAACGTCAGCCAGGAGAGTGCCCTCGAGGTGCGCGGGTGGCTCTACGGGTGGGACGAGATCGTCGGCCCGTACCGGACGAACCTCGTCGACTGGCATCCGCTCGGCGACAACCGGATCGCAAACGCCGTGCGCAGCGTCAACCGGCTCGCGCTGGACCAGATTCGGGCGGAACACGACTCGACGAACACCTTGATCGTCTTTTCCGTGCCGACGACGTCGCCCCGAAAGCGCACCCTGCTCCGGTACAACTACGTCCTCGACCGCTGGATGCCGCCGCGCACCGGCATGGAGTACTGCTCGCTGTCGCTCTTCACCACGACGGCCGGCAACGCGGGCCTGTATTTCGGCGACTACTGGGGTCGCGTTTACCAGATGTACGGGCAGGAGAACGACGGCGTGCCGGCCGGCTCGATGATCGCGCGCGTCTCATCCGCGACGAGCTCGACGATCACCTGCGACTTCGAGCAGATGGTCAACGCCGACGGCAGCGTAACAACGAGCGCGACGGCCGTCTCGTTCTACACGACCGGCAACGGCTTGGCGGGCATGCCCTACGCACTCCGGAACGCGTCCGGTGACTGGACCTGGGGCATCATCGCGTCGAACAGCGGCACGCAAATCACGGTCGACACCGTGAACGGCGCTCTCGTGAGCCCGCTTCCCGATGCGACCTATACCCTCGTGGTCGGTGGCATCGAGGGCTACTGGTGGACACCGCAGATCGATTTCGACGACCCCGAAATGAAGAAGATCGCGCGGTGGTTCTCGCTGCAGGGTCGCGTGCCGAGCTCGCAGTTCGCTGTGAATGTCGCCGTGCGGCTCGACCAGCACCTGGTCATCAATCAGTCGTTCCCCGTCCAGTACTCGACGACGGGGCTCGTTTGGGGTGTCGGCGTCTGGGGCGATCTGTGGGGCGGCGATCCCCCCGAGGCGATGAAGAAGCACCGGATCAACCGGCGGTTCGCGTACGCGCAGTTCCGGTTCTCGAACTACATGCCGAACCAGCCCTGGACCGTGACGGCGTACGGTTTTGGTGCCGACCCACTGGTCGGACAGAGGGCCGCGAGTGCCTAGCCGTGGCGTTTCCCACGAGGACGACGCGCTCCTTGAGCGCTTCCGCCGCGAAGTGCAGGGCGACGGCGATTTCTACGGCCCAGCGCTCAGCGTCACCTTTCCGGTCGCGAACACCTCGCGCGACGTCGTACACGGTCTCAACGTGATCCCTGACGGCTACAGCATCGTTTTTGCCGATGCGCAGATACACGCGGTCCCCGGCAAGCTCTGGACCACAACCCTCGCGTTTCTTCAAGCGGACGCCAACAATGCACACGCCATCATCCGATTCAAAGCGCTCCGACAGAGTGCGATTCCTGGGTAAGGTCTTCGGCGCGGCGGTCACGCCGGCGCTCGTGGCCGCCCTGGCGGTCTACGTCATCGTCGACGCGCAGGTCACAGTTCCGTTTCCGAACTTCACTCTCGGTACGACGGCTGACCCGGCGCAGGTCAACGCGAATTTCGCCGCGCTCTCGAATCAGGCGCTCAACCGCACCGGCGGGACGATGACCGGTACGCTCACCACGCAGAACGTCACGCCGGCCGTCGATGCGACCTACACCCTCGGCGACGGGGCGCATCGCTATACGACGGGGAACTTCTCCGGCGCCATGACGGCCGGCGGGGCGGTGACCGGCGGATCGTTCGTCACGGCCGGCACGACCACGTTCAACAGCCTCGCCTACACCTGGCCGGGCGCGCAGACGGCGAACTACTTCCTGCGCACGAACGGCAGCGGCACGCTCGCCTGGGCGCTGCCCACGCAGACGTTGGGCACCTGCGACCTGCGCCTGACGCTCGAAACCGGCGTGCCGGTGTCGACGACCGATCAACTCGCCAAGACGAGCGTCTTCGTCACTCCGGTCGATGGCGGGCAGTGCGCGTTCTACGACGGCTCGGCGCAGTGGACCGTCCTGCAGAACAGCCAGGTCACGATCAGCGTGCCGGCGACGACGAACACGGTCTATGACGTGTGGTGCCGCAACAATGCCGGCACGATCGCCTGCGATACAACCGCGTGGACCAACGACACGGCACGCGCGACGGCGCTCGCCCTGCAGGACAACGTCCGCGTGAAGAACGGCGACACGACCCGCCGCTTCATCGGCTCCTTCCGAACCACGGGTTCGAGCGGCCAGACGGAAGATTCTGCCGCGAAGCGCTACGTCTCGTCCTACTACCACCGCGCGCGTCGCGTGGTCCGCGTCGTCGAGGCGACGGACACGTGGAATTACACGCTCGACGCCTATCAGCAGGCGCGGGCGCAGGCCAGCAATCAGGTGGACGTGCTCGTCGGCTGGAACGATGCCGCGCTCGATGTCACGGTCATCGCGTTCGCAGTCAACGACACGTCCGACGTGCCGGTCTGGGTCTCGATCGGGGAAGACGGCACGAGCCCCATGAGTAACGTCCTTGGTCAGGCCGGTGTGGCGCGGCCAGGGTCCACGTCCTATCAGCCGGTCATCGCCCGTTTGAGCGCACACTATCCGGCGGTCGGTCGGCACTTCTACACCTGGCTTGAACGGTCAACCGCGTCGAACACCACGACCTGGGCAGGCGACAACGGCAACGCGCAGAAGTTGCAGGCCGGCATCTTCGGATGGGTCGAGGGGTAAATAAACCCGCTGAGCGTGTCGATTCCCGGCCCGATAGGATGATGTAAGGCACATGCCTAACACCTACGACGAGGTCTACACCGCCATGCTCAACGTCCTCGAGGCGAGGGACCGCGAGCGGATCGAACGGTACGGCGAGCCCCGGGGGACACAAGACACGCGCTGGCCGGCCTGGCTGCAGACCGTCATCATCGTCGGCACGATCATCGTGACGATCACCCTCGCGTACGCGACCCTCGACAAACGGGTCGCCCTGGTCGAACAGAAGATCGACTACATCATCAGGATGGTCAAGTAATGCCGACTCTGAAGCCGCCGACGCTGAACAGTCGCCCGTTCGGGATGCCGTCGGGCTACGACCCGTACGGCGACGCGCTCGACTCCTTCGGGACCGGGATGCCGAGCTACATGTCCATGCCTGGCGGGAGCTCGCAGGGGATGGGCGGCGGCGGCGCGCTCTCGAGCGGCATGGGCCTGGCCGATATGGTCCTCCCGGGCGTCGGCGCGGCCGGCTCCTTCCTGACCTCGCTCTTCGCGATGCGGAACGCGAACAAGCAGGCCGAACTGAACCGCCAGCAGCAGACGAACCTGCAGACGAATTCCATCAACGCGAACGCCGCCCAGGACACGCAAGCGCTGGCCTCGAAGGAGTCGACGCTCGACCCCTTCCGGTCGCGCATGGCGCAGATCGGTGACGTCGCGAAACTGGACCGCGTCGCCAATGCCACCACGGCACCGCGACGGCTCAACATCGGCGGACCCTTCGCGCGGTTCGTGCCGCAGTCGACCGGCGGTTACAGCTACCAGGAGAGCCCTGAGCTCACTGGAGCGGCGCGCGCGGCGCAGACGAGCGTCCTGTCGGGCCAGGCCGACCCGTCCATGACGAACCCCGCGAACTACGGCAAGACCGGCGCGCTCGACCTCCTGAGCATCGCGCAAGGGACGAAAGACCCGCGGCTCGCGAGTTCGATGACGAGCGGTGCACCGGCGCAGGGCTCGACCCTCGGCGCGAATCCGGTCGCGGACGTCATTCGGAACGCCTACCGCCAGTACCTGAATCGGGACCCGAGCGACGCAGAGATTCAGTCGCAGACGGGGAACGGCTCGTTTACCGTGAGCGACCCGCGGCTGCAGATGTCGGTCGAGAACATCAAGCGCGCCGCCGGCCGCGAGGGTGCCGCGGCTGCCGGCGGATTCACCCCGAGCTACATGGGCACGGCGGCCTAGCATGGGCATGGCGAACGACGCGGAGTACGGCCTCTACGGCGACCAAGAGTCGCGCAATGACGGATGGGGCCCGAGCTACGGGAGCACGCCTGGCGGATCGTCGTCGCAGTACCCCGCCCAGAAGCAGTCAACCAGCGGTTCGAGCTTCTCGAGCACGCCGTCGTACGACAGTTCGTTGTCGTACATGGCCCCGGCCTCGCCGACGGGGTCCCAGTCGTACACGCCGGCCGTGCAGCCAACGCGCGCGACCGGCTTGCCGGTTGACGACGTCGCGCACGACCAGCAGTCACGCCAGATCGCGAGCTCGCTCGAGGCGGCCGGCCACGACGTGAAGTGGCAGGGCAATCAGTTAATGGTCGACGGCCGCCCCTACGAGGTGACTGGCGCCGGCGGCGGTCAGCCGCAGCAGTCGCCGCAGCAGTTCATTCAGCAGTGGCAGGGTTCGCATCCGGTCAGCGAAGGCATGGGCGGACTCATGACCGCGATGCAGGCCGCCGGCTACGACGTCTCGCCGTACATGTATGGCGCGACGCCGAGCGGCAACGAACTGAGCATCGGCGGCCAGAAGACGAAGATCATGGGCGCCGAGGGGACGCCCGGCCAGTACTGGTACGAACCCGGGATGGACGACAGCGCGCCGGGCTCGGATATGAGCGGCTTCAGCTTCGCCGGCCAAGAGAATCTCTTCCCAAACATCGACCTGCCCGACGCGCCGTGGGCCGCCGAGGGCGGGATTCCGACCTATCAGCCGGGCGAAATCGGCTTCGGTGACATCCCTGACTTCACACCCGAGAGCCTGCAGGCGCGCATGAACGCCGGCGGCGCCTCGTCGTCCCTCGATCGCCTGGTGCAGGGCATCGAGGACAACCCCACATCGCTCGACGACCACACGGTCGACACGATGAAGGCGCAGATGAAGGACACCCTTGCCGAGCAGGGGCAACTCGAGGACGAGTACTCGAAAGGGCAAGCCGGTCTCCTCGGCATCGGCGACTCGCCGTGGCTCGCGTCCGAGCGCGCAGCCGCGCGTCGCTCGACCGGGCAGGCGATCGCGGCGGGCGGCCAGAACATCGACATCGAGGCCGGGAAGACCCGCCAGGCGCAGAAGATCGCGAGCGCCGGCGTCGGCCAGGCGTACCAGAACGCGCGCAGTCAACAGGTGATGGACACGGTCAACGCGGGGCTGCAGCGCGCGACGGTCACCGGCAATCGTCTCGCGCTGCGCGAGTCGGTCGCCCAGGCCGCGGCGAAGAGCAAACAGGACGCGTACCAGATTCAGGCGCAATGGCTCGAGGCGCAGACCGGCCACAAGATCAGCGCCGCCGCGCTCCGTCAGCAGGGCCAGGAATTCACCGAGAACCTCATGCTGCAGGCGAGCCAGTTCGGGCTACAAGCCGCGAGTCTCCAACATCAGATGGAGAACGACGACTGGCAGCACTCGTACCTCGACACACACGATCTGAGCGCATAACGCTATGGGTCAAGAAGCTGGATTCGCTCTCGGCGACGCGCTGACGACCGGACTCAACGAGTGGAAGTCGTCGCTCGCGCGCAAATTTCAGGAGCGCCAGGCGCAGGCGGCGATCGATGAGGCGAAGCGGCGAGACGCGATGATGCAGCAGATCGCCCTCGTCCGTGCCGACGCGCAGACCCACGCCGCCGACACCACCGCCGGCGCGCGCCGCTACGCCGCCGACGCCGCCTACTCCGGACGGACCGAAGCCGCGAATCGCTACGCGGGCTCGCGCGAGTACGCCGCCGAGCTCGGCGAGCGCGGACGCCGCTACACGGCCGACCAAGGGCTCACGGGGCGGAAGTACGCCGCCGACACGGGCCTGAAGGGTGCGAACGTCCGCGCAGGCGCCACGATGGGCGCCGCCAAGCTCGGCGCAGAGTCACGCGTCAACGCCGCGACCATCGGCGCCGGCGCGCGCGATCGAGCGTCGGCCCAGTCGCTCTACGGCACCCTATTCCGGCCTCGGCCGAATCTCAGGGACCCGCTCCAAGAAGGCGCCGGCGACGTCGAGCTCAAGCCGGACGTCGGCACGTGGATGAAGTCGCAGGGACTCGCGCCCGACCTCAAGCCGTCGGGGATGCAGCCGGCGGCGGCCGCAGGCGCACCGACGGCGGGGCCGACTGGGGCGGCACCGAAGCCGGAACATCTCGCGACCGCTGCCGACTACGTCAAGAAGATCCGCGACGCGAACGCGAAGGGCGACCTCGAAGGCGCGGCCGCGCTGAAGAAGGAAGCGGCGAAGTTCCTTTCGAGCATGCAGGCCGCGCCGCCGAGCGGGACGCCAGACGACCAGGACGACGACGGCTTCGACGACGGCACGGACGACGATGACGAAGACGACATCGGAGCGTAGGCGATGGCCGATCCCTTCGCCGAGCTTCGCGCGCTCGTCTCTGAGTCGCCGTCTCGACCCCCAACGCGCTCCTCGTTCGACGAACTCCAGCAACTGATCGACGCACCGTCGCGCGTGTCGCCTGAGCCGACCGGCGACGAACTCGACGTCGTCGCGCGCGCGCCGAAACTCCCGCCCGCGTTCACCCTGAAACCGCCGGCGATTCCGAACCCGGATACCACGCCCCTCGCCCGGTCGCGCACGGGTTCGCTGTATCGGCCGACACCAGAGGGTGCGCATCTGCTCGACCTCCCAGTCGAAGCAGGCGTCGCCCAAGCCGGCGCCGGCGCGAAGCACCTCGTCACAGGCGAGGGCGGTCGCATGAACGCCGCCTCGGACATCATCGAGGGCTCGATGCAGGCGGCGACGCCGGCCATGATCGGCGGCGCGCTCGCGAACCCGATCCTCGCGCTGCGCGCGCTCGTCACCGGCATCGGGGCCCAGAAGGCCACAGAGACCGCAGGACCGGCCGTCGGACTCTCGCCTGATGCGACCCGCCTCGCGTCGAACGTCGCCGGCTTGGTCGTGCCTGGTGCCGTCGAGACCGGCATCCACGCGCGGCCGCGCATCATGGAGCGCCTCCGTCGGCCGCTCGAGCAACCCGTCGTCGAGCCGACTCCACCTATCTCAGAAGTCAGCCCGCAACCGGAAGTCGCGCCGATCCTCGACGAGGGCGGCCGCGAACTCGGCGGCTACGCCGGGCCCGAGCGTCGTGTCACGCCGAGCGGAGTACCGCCCGAGGGCCTCGAGGAGCGTCGCCTCACGCCGGCCGAACAGGTACGCAAAGACCTCCGCGACAATCCCGATCTCATTCGGCAGGCCGACGAGATGAAGCAGCGCGCCGAAGCCGCGCGCCATGACAACCCGATCGACGAACTGAAGGACCTGGTAGGAGAGGAACATGCCACTGCAACCGGGGAACAGCCGATCGGCGATCTCGGCGAACATCTCGGAACTGACACACCACGGGAGCCGGCCGCGGTCGCACAAGCAGATCGTCGCAATCGCCCTGTCGAACGCTCGGAAGACTTCTTCTACGACCGGGAAGCCGAAGCTGCTCGCGGCGCTGAAGGGGCCGAAGGCGCCACGCCAGCCGAGCGTGCCGAAGCTGCGGCTCGCGCCCCCTCGCATGTCTCGGAGCTAGACGAGGCGCACCTGGCGGAAGTACGCCGCATCGTGCACGAGCTCGATGCGATGGGCTACACGTCCGAGACGTGGACGGACGTGACGCAGGAGCCGGGCCTCAACGAAGGCAACGCCGGCGGCGGCCACTACATGAAGCGGCCGCGGCAGGCCGGCGCGAAGGTCTACGACGACATCTTTCAGATCGCGCCGGGGTCCTCGAAGGCGTCACGCGGCGTCGTGCAGGACCAACTCGAGCGGTTCCTGTCCGGCAAGATGAAGAAGCCGACGCAGGCCGTTCAAGGCGCGCTCGAAATCGCGCGCCTGCGCAAGGAGGGTGCGCAGCGGATACCGGGCGATGGACCGCTGTCGACGCCGGAACTGCCGCGCAACGTCGGCGAGATGCCGACACGGCTCGAGCCGAAGCCGGCCGAAACGGAAAATGGTTTTACGAATCCGAAAGAAAATATTTTGGATCTCGCGGAGGAGCCGGCCGGCGTCGAGGACCTCGGCGACTGGTTCAAGCAGCAAGCGGCCGCAGAATCACCCGTCGAGCACAGCCCGATCGAGGAACTCAAGGGACTCGTCAGCGAAGAGCACGCGCCAGCACCCGCAGAGACGCCGGCCGCGAATCCCATCGAGGAACTCGCGCGCGCGATCAACGAGGGCCCGAAGGTCGCCGAGGCGCCGTTCTCACTCACGTCGGAGTCGGCGGACCGTGGCGAGGTGCAGTCCGACCTGTTCAAGTCTGAGAAACCGACGTTCGGCGGCCGCGGTCGGTACGCGCTGCCGGCCGAGGAGAAGGGCACGACCCTGCAGTCAACGGTGCTGCCAGGCGTGAAGGAATTCGCCGAGAAGGACGTCGGGCCCGCGCTGAAAGCCGCCGGCGAGACGATCACGCGCGCCGCCGACGACATCCAGCGCACGTTCGCCGCGGGCTCGCGCGGCGACGCCGCGAAGATCACCGCCGGCATCATCCGCGCGCGGAGCGCGGAGCTCGCGCACCGGACCGCTCGAGCCGGCGAAGCGTTGAAGGCGTTCGGTCGGATGTTCGACCGCAAGCCGGCCGAGCAGAACTTCAAATTCATCGACGACATTGAGCACGGCCAGAAGACCGACGTCGCCGAGCTCGCGCCGGTGCAGAAGGCGCTGCGCGCGATGCTCGACGGCCGACGTCGCGAGGTGCGCGCGCGCGGCCGCCTCAATCAGGTCATCGCCGACTACTTCCCGCACATCTGGAAGGACCCGAACCAGGCGCAGTCGTGGCTGCGCTCGCTCTTCGGTCGACGTCCGCTGCAGGGCCCGAAGAGCTTCCTCAAGAAGCGCTCGATCGGGACGACGGCGGAAGGCCGCGCGAGGGGCCTGGTACCGGTCTCGAACAACCCTGTCACCTTGACGCTCCTCAAGGTACGGGAGATGGACAAATGGATCACGGGGCACGACGCGCTCGAGGACATGAAAGCCAACGGCGTGGCGAAGTACGTGCCGGTCGGGACCGAAGCGCCGGAGGGATGGGTTCGCATCAACGATCCGATCGGGACCGTCTACGGCAACCCGAACGTGCCGGTGCATGAAGCGTTCGACGAGTCGCTGTTCAAAGGGCTCAACCAACTCGCAGAGGACCTCGGCGTCAAGCACGAGCGCTCGACCAGGCTGAAGGGCGGACCTCGCGGCGCGTGGGGTCTTTCGCACGAGGGACAGAGCAAGATCCAGACGCGCACCGGTGGGCCCGAGCAGGTTATTGCGCACGAGATCGGGCACCAGATGGACGACAAGTTCGGGCTGTGGCGTCGCATCCACAAGGACGCCGAGGGGTACAAGGCGCAGGGGTACGAGGGCTGGAACGTCAACAAAGAACTGCGCGCGCTGACCGACCTCACCTGGGAGGGCAAGGAGGTACCGGACTCGTTCAAGAAGTACGTTCGGAAGAAGGAAGAAAAAATCGCGAACATGGTCGAGGCGTACGTGCACGCCCCAACCGAATTCAAACGCGTCGCGCCGAACATCTTCAACGTCTTCGACGAGCTCGTCGACACGACGCCGGTCCTGCAGCAACTGCGTGACATCAAACCGTCGATGAGGCTCTCAGCGCGCGAGGACTCGACGCGCATCGGCGGCATGGTCGTGAACGGCCATTGGTGGGCGCCGGCGGAAGGCGCGCACGTCCTGAATCAGCATCTGTCGCCGGGCCTCGCCGGCAATGCGCTCTTTGACGTCTATCGCGGCACCGGCAACCTCGTCACCCAGGCGAAGTTCGCGCTGTCCGCGTTCCACGCCTTGTTCGAGGCGAGCGAATCGGTCCTGTCGAAGGCCGCGCTGTCCATGCAGTACGTCACGCCGCGGCGACTGGGCGGCGCCGGCATGCCGCTCGAGGGCGCGAAGAAAGCCGGCGAGATCGTCGTCGCGCCGTTCGTCGACTACTTCCGAGGCGCGAAAGCGCTGCGCGAGTACTTCACGAAGGACCCGGTCGGCTCCGTCGAGAGCTCGATGGTCGACACGATCATTCAGGGCGGCGGCCGCGTGAAGTGGGACGACTTCTACAAGAGCAACATGGCGAAGGGGTTCGTCGATGCGGCGCGCGAGGGCAACTACCCGGGCGCCATCATCCGGGCCCCGTTTGCCGCGATGGAAGCGCTCGCGCACCCGATCATGGGGCACCTGGTCCCACGCCTCAAGGTCGGCGCGTACCTCGACCTGGCACGCTACGAGCTGCGGAAGTTGCCGGCCGAAGCGAGTCAGACGGACGTGCAGGCCGCACTCGGCCGGGCCTGGGACTCGATCGACAACCGGTTCGGCGAGCTCGTCTACGACAACCTGTTCTGGCCGCGATGGGTGAAGGACGCCGGGCAAGTCACGTTCCGCGCGCTCGGCTGGAACGCCGGTACCGTGCGCGAAGTCGGCGGCGCGGCGATCGACACCGGCAAGTACGCGAAGGCGCTCCTCAGCGGGAAGCAGCCGGACATGACGCCAAAGATGGCGTACGGCCTGGCGCTCGCCGGCGTCGGCGTGCTGATGCAGGGCACGGTGATGCAGTACCTGATGACCGGGGAGAAGCCCCGCGACGTCAAGGACATGATTTTTCCGCGCACGGGCCGCAAGACCCCGTCCGGCCACGACGAACGCCTGAAGCTCTGGACCTACGCCGGCGACCTCTACGAGGTGGCCCATCACCCCGGGAGCACGTTCAAGAACAAGCTCCACGACATGTTGACGGGCCTCACGGAGCTCGCCGAGAACCGCGACTGGAAGGGCGTGCAGGTTCGCGACCCTGAAGCCCCCCTCGGCGAACAGGCGAAGCAGGTCGGCAAGTACGCGCTCGAGAAGGTCGAACCGATCTCGATGAGCAACGCGCGCCGGGCGAGCGAGACCGGTCGATCGGGCCTCGGCAGTTTCCTCGGCGTCGGCACGGCGCCGGCGTGGCTCAGTCAGTCCCCGGCCGAGCAGATGATTTACGGCTTCACGAAGTCCGAAGACACGCGCACCCTGAAACAGGAGGCGAACCGACAGAAGCGGCAGGAGCTAAGGCAGGCGATCCAGGACGGCGATGCCGAGAGAGCTAAGGAAATCAAGCAGAGCGGCGAACTGGGTCGCCGTTCGATCCTTGCGACGGCTCGGACTGCGCGCCTGACAGCACTACAGGCCGGATTCAAGAAACTGACGCTTGATCAGGCGATCAAGGTGTACGAGACTGCTACGCCGGCCGAGCGCGCTCAACTGCGCCCACTTCTCGTTCATAAAGGCAAGCTACTCCGCAACGCGGCGCCAGACGACCGCCTCCAGCTTCGCGATAGGTACCGCAGGAGCCGTGAGCTTCCCGTCGGCCCGCCAGCGTTCGCCCTCCAGCCGAATCCGTAATTCGTCGCCGGCCATCCCCTCGGCCCTCGGCCGAAACGTCTGTCGTGAACAGGGTGCTCGTCGTCGCACTCCTCGCCGGCGCGACCTCAGCCTGCGCCTCGTCGCAGTGTCAGCAGTGGAACCTGACCGACGCGTTCGGCATCACGGGGCCGACGCCGCAGGTCTGCCCAGGCGGGCAGCCGACCGTGACGCGCGACGTGCTCGACCGCATCAAGGGCGAGTACGTGCCGAAGGGATGAGCAGCGGGAAATGGCGAGGGGCCTGGCGGCGAAAGAAGCGGCCGGCGCGGATCAAGCAGCACTGTGCCGAGTATTCACGCCGATGGCGGGCACGGCAGCGGGAGAAGGGGCTTTGTACCGAGTGCGTAGAGCCGGCGTACCTCTGGCTGACGGTCTGTCGCAAGCACGCGATCGATCGCGCGGCACGAGCAGCGGCAGTCAGGCGTAAGCGACATGGTCACGCTTCCCATCACGTTGAACGTGCCGAACCTGCAGATGTACCTCGGCACGGCGATGGCGCTCTGTCGGGAAGAACTGCACCGCATCCCTGACTTCGAGAACGCCGACGACACCGTCGTCGCCGACCTTCTCCTGCAAGCGCTCAGGGGCGGGACGACTGAGACGATGCGGGCCTGGTTGCAGGCGTCGGAGGAGTGGAAAGCGCTGCACGCGAGGGAATGATGAAGGGCGAACCGAAATACACCGCCGCTGAACAGCGGGCACGCATGCGCCAGTTCGAGGCAATGGTCCGGCGAGCGCGGGCGGATTGGCGTCGCGGCTACGCCGTCGTCCTCATGTCGTTCCGCGACTACACGAAGCTGCTGCGCCGAGAGAAATCCAGATGAACAACCCGCTCAACACCGAGGCCGTCGCGATCGTCAACGCCGTGCGCCTGGTGGCACTGGCGGGGATGACGTTTGGCCTGAAATTGACCATGCCGCAACTCGTGGCGTCGCTACTGGCGCTCGAGGCCGTGCTCACACTGTTCACCCGGTCGCAGGTGACCTCGGCGCAGACCCTGGCGGACATGAAGCCCAAGACGCTAGAGCAGGCACAGAAGACGTCCGAGCCCGTCGCAGAGGTCGTTAAGAGACTGCCCTGAAGGAGCCCCCATATGAAACGACTGATGCTTGTTCTCGCGCTCTGTCTCTCGGCGAGCTGCGCGAAAGTCACCCCGGCCACCCCGAAAGCCGGCGCCGCCATCAAGGCCGACGCCGTCGTTATACGCGTCAATGAGCTCCAGGCCGCGGTCATCGACTACTGCGGACCGGCGCCGCAATGCGCGCCGAACACGATCCCGACGAACACCGCACACGACGTCGTGAAGACACTGATGGACGTGCGCTCGGTCCTGAAGGCCACGCCGCAGGGCTGGCAGGCGTCAGCGAAAGAAGGTTGGGCCGTCGCGAAGGCTCGACTCGTCGGCGTGACGAACCCCGCGATCGTGGCCGCCATGGCGGCGGTCGACAGTCTGATCGGAGGACTGCAGTGAGCCCTGAACTACTGGCCGCGCTGATCGGCCGAATCGCGATACCCGAACTCTTCGCGTGGTTGGCGCAGCTGCGTGCCGAAGGCCGAGTCGTCACCGAAGAAGAGGCGCTCGCGAAGCTCGAGCTCGACGTGACCGACGGCAACGCGATCGGGCAGGCGTTTCTCGATTCACACCCGAAGACGTAAGAGGACCCATGAGACGACTATTCGCGTGTGCGCTGCTGCTCACCTGTCTCACGCGGCCGCTCGGCGCGGTCCACGGCATGACGATCACGGTCCAAGCCGACCGGATTCTCATCGGGACCGACTTCGTGCCGCGGTACCTCGACCTGCCGAACAAGTTGGTTGTCGGCGCGGGGCAAACCGTCACGCTGCCGGCCGACGCAACGTTCGACTACATCGAGGTCGCCGGCACGCTGAAGTGCGACCGGTCGCGCGACACCGTCGCCCGGTTCACGCATTTCTTCGTCTTGCCAGGCGGCGTCTTCGACTGCGGCACTGAGGCCGATCCGATTCCGGCGACGCGCCGCGTCACGCTCATCGTGCGCGACGTCCCGATCGACACCGCGCGCGACCCGTTCCAGTGGGGGAACGGCTTTCTGAACTTCGGCACGCGGTCGCTGGTGGGTGCGGGCAAGGCGACCTGGGGCCCGCTCGCCGCTGAAGCCGTGAAGGGCGCGACGACGCTCAGCCTCGCATTCGACCCGCAGGGGTGGGCCGTGGGTGACGAGCTCGTGATGACGGACACCGCGCAGCAATCGCCGGCCGCGCGCCCGCGTCGCGAGCCGGGCCTCACGGTCGCCGCCATCGCCGGCCGCACCGTCACCCTCAGTACGCCGCTCGTCTTCGACCATAAGGCGATCCTCGACCCTGACGGCGCGGTCGTCCTGCAAGGGCGTGTCGCGAACCTCTCGCGGAACGTCGTCATCAAGTCCGAGAACCCGCAGGGCACACCGGGCCATACCGCCAGCGTCGGCGCGGATGCGCACTGGCAGACCCGTTATGTCCGATTTGACGGGCTGGGCCGCACGAAGAACGTCACGCTCAACTCGCAGGCCGACAACAAACCCGGTACGAATCAGGTTGGGCGCTACGAGGAACATCATCACCACGGGTACGGCTTCGGCTCGGCGACCGTGGGCAACGCCTACGTCGCCGGCGTCGGGAAGTGGGGATTTTCACAGCACGGCACGCACGACGAACCGATCACCGATAACGTCGCGGTCGGCTTCAACGGCTCCGGGTTCGTGACGGAAGACGGCTACGAAGTCCGCAATCAGTACCTCCGCAACTTCGCCATCTTCAACCTGGGCGCCCCGACAGATGACCTCAACGCCGAAGCCGTGGCCACCGGCACCGGCGCGGCCTCGGCGAACAACCCTGGCGGGACTGGCAACGGCTTCTGGTTCCGCGGCGTGATGAACCGGTTCGAGGGCAACGAGGCGTGGAATAACCATATCGGGATCAACCTGTTCAATCAGACGCAGGCGCCCGGCATGTATCCGTCGCAAGCCGGGGGCGAGCACGACACGACGTTCAGCCGGTTTGTCGCGGTCCCGATCGCGTTCGAAAAGAACGTGGCGGCGGCGAACGAGTCGACGTCGTTCGAGTACTGGGGCGTGCCGCGCTTCCAGAACAAGGGCGCGATCGGGGCGAACAGTGGCGTCGGGCAACTATTTCAGGCCCAGTCCGAGGGGGCCTCGCCGTGGCTGACGGACTTCACGCTCGTCGGGCAGGGGCGATCGTTCGGGATCCACGTCTCGCCGGCCTACTCGTTTACCCTCACGCTCGAAAAGGGGCGGATCGTCGGGACCGATTACGGCATTCACGGCGGCGGCGGCAATCTGACGACAATGACCGACGTCGTCCTGCAGAACATCATCGACGCCGATTACACGCAGTTGCCGCTGTCGATCACCTACACGCGCGTGACGCACAAACGGTACGGCGCGAACCCGCCCCAATATCTCGTCCTCGACGCGAAGCCGTCGCAGGGCGTCAGCGAATGGATTCGACAGCGCGGCACGCAGCTGAAGGTGTTCGCGAACCAGGGCACGGCGGGCCAGGATTTCCGGCTGTTCCACTCCGCGCAGCGTGGCAGCCTCGCGGCGCCGTACGCGACCGGAGACCAGTACCCAGACGCCTACACGCAGCCGGAAGCCGGCATCACTGAGGCGCAGGCGTGGGCAAAGTACGGGATGGCCTATCGCGGCGAGGCGTTCGACGACACCAAAGTCGTACCGTTCGAGGGCCTGATCAATGGCTTCGCGGTCGCCGGCGCAACGACGACGCTCGGGGCTCCGAAGGGCGTGGTGACGTCGCCGAACAGTCGCGAGCCGGCGGTCATCCGTGACGGCGGCATCACGCTGCACGCGATCCTGACCGGTGATTACATGGCGGCCGACGACGTCCTGATCGTCAGTGTCGACGGCGGCGCCGACGTACTGGCGGGCCCAGGCGATGGCACGGGCTCGACGCCCGACATCCGCACGACGGTGACGAACAACGTCGCGACCGGTCCCCACGAGGTTCGGACGTGGCGCCGCGACCTGGCGCACGCGAAGATCGCGAGCTCGCTGCTGACGTTTGCGTTCACGGTCGGCTCGGTGGCGCCGCCCGTCGACATCTGCCCGAACATCATGGGGATTCAGACGACGGTGCCGATGGGCCGCGTACTGGTGAACGGGCAGTGTCTCTGTGCGATGGGGACGATCGAGGACGCGGCGACTGGCGCGTGTGTCGCGCCGACGCCGACGGAGACGAAACAGCCGGCCGGCCAGGTGTTCCAGTTGTTCGTCAACGGTGCCGCGCAGAATCGGTTCTTTGTCTGCCCGACCGCGACAACGTGCGTCGAGCTCGTCGTGAAGTAAAAAGGAGCTATGGCAAAACATCGTCGCCTGAAGAGTCTCGAGGTTCGACGCGCCGTCAACGGCGTCACGATCCGACATGAGACCGAGCCGATCAAACACAAGTCGACGAAGGGCGACTCTCCGGTCGCGAACGAGTACGAACCGCCGCAGGAGCACGCCTTCAACGACCACGGCGCCGCGCACGCGCACGTGACCAAGCACCTCGCGCAGATGTTCGGGCGCGACCAGGACGACGAGGAGAGCGGCGAGAGCGCGGCCGAGGAGCGCGCCGAGAAGGAGAAGCCGGCCGACCGCAAGGACGACGTCGCGGCCTTTCGCCGACTGCGCAAGAAGGGGCACCTCTCCTGAGACGCCGCAGCGATCCGTCGATCCAGTGGGACCCCGACGAGAAAGTGTTCCGCCCCCACTTTCCTCCACCGCGTTCCACACCAACAGCCGAAGAACGTCCGGCCGTCGCGCGCGAGAGTGTCTCGAGCTTGCTCGCGAAGTCGTTCGGCAAGACGCTGCGCAGCGGCGCCACCGTGCCGGCACACCTCCGCAAGTACGTCCGGAAGGCCACGTGACCGACACGTGACCAGCGATAGGCTGTAGGGGCCGTAAGGGGCCGTCTAGGTCAGGTGCCCCTTCGAGAAATCCTTAGAAAAGTGGTGGACGGCAGGAGGCTCGAACTCCCGACCTCCGCGTTGCGAACGCCGCCCTGCTCATAGGGGGATTTGCCCTCGACGTGAACGTCGCGTGACCCAGAGTCAAGCGTGTTCGCGGTTGTGCGAGATAGGCAGCCGGTATTCAGCGGCGGCCGCGGTCAGGTGCTGGTAGATGTCGGCCGACGTCCACCGGAAATCGTAGGCGATGATCTGACGTGTCCCACTCGCGGTGACGAGCGCGATCGCGGGCCAGTACTCGCCCGTGGCCTGATCGACACAGAACACACAGGCCATCACTTCGACCGCTGGCGCGCAGAGGTTCACGCCGTGGCGCCCAGGTCGAAACTTCCATCGGCCGCAGTCCGCACATCTCATCATCGACGTCTCTTCTGAAGTCCGCCGACGGCCTTCAGCATGCCGTGCTTGTCAGCTTCGCTGTAGATTTCTAGCACGACGTCGGAGCGTTTCCAATGCCCGATCTCTTGCACCGTCTTGACGTCGACGCCCTTGCGAATCAGGCGCGTCGCGCCGGTCCGCCTGGTCGCCCAGTGAAACGTGATGCCGGCTTCCGCCTTCCCGAACGGCACGTCGGCGGCCGCGGAGAGGCGCTCAAGCATCTGCCGGACGGAGCCTCGCCAGTCGCGCGCCTTCTTCGCCGTCCGAAAGCGCTCGAAGTAGTACGGGCCGTCGTACGGGACCTTGCCCAGAGCTCGTTGCGCACGGAGTGAGAGCGGGACCTCGTAGGGTTCCCCCTGCGTCGGGTTCTTCGGATCGCGAATGTACAGCCAGGCGCCGCGGCGATCGGTGCGTCGCACGTCGAGCAGGTCGCCGAGGCGTACGAGCGTGTCCATGCCGAGAATCAGGAGCGCGCGCTCGGTCTGGTCGGCGACGGCCAGGAGTCGACGCTCTTCCGCCGGCGAGAGCAGTCGGCGCTTCGGGGCGATCGCGCGGAGGCGTTTCATGCCGAGGAGCGGCGACACTTGGAGGTGCCCGAGCTCGGCGGCTTTCCGCAGGATCGACTTCAGGAGGTCGACTTCTCGATTGACGGTGCGCGGCGAGACGGTCTTCGCGCGCACGGTGGTCCACTCTTCGACGCGCCGGCGTGAAACCCGATCGATCGCGACGCTGCGAAAGGCCGCGGTGAGCGTGGCGAGGATCTCGCGCTCGCGATCGGCGCCGCGGTGCTTCGCGGCGACGTGCTGCTCGTACCACGCGGCAAACTTCTCGAACGTCGGCGCGCTCGAGCGCTTCATCGTCAGCCCGTGGCGACCTCGAGCGGCGTCGCCGGTGCGAGCGGCGTAGATTTCCTGCGCCTGGCGCTTCAGTTCTTTGTTGAGTGCTGGCGATCCGCCCTCGACCGGTACGCCGGTACTGAGACGCAGGGGCGTGCCTTCGATCTTCATCCACCAGAAGAGCGAGTCGGGCCGGCGATAGATGCCCACTACTTCACGAGGTCGCGCAGGTCGGCGACGGCGTTCCGTTGCCACTGCCCGTCGACGAACCGCCCGATCTCCGCGTGGCCCGTCCAGCGATCGACGCGCATGATCGGCACGCCTCGTACATCACGCCACTCGTACCGCGGGAACAGCGCGTGGAAGACGATGGCGAGCGTGACGACGCCGACGGCGACCATGGTCTTCATCGACATCAGCGGCGCGCCTTGCGTGTCTTGGCAGCCAGTTCCCGCCCCATTTTGACGGCCCACTCGGCGCACCAATCCATGTCGGGTTCCCCGGTTTGCGCGGCAAGCAAACCCATGAGCGCCGCAGCGGCGTAGTACTCCTCCAGTGAGAGTTGAAGCGTAGCCGGCACAGCGGGCGGGCGGGGATTGACCCAGCCGCCCCCGTGACCCTGCCAACCAGACGCGACGAGTGGCACGGGGCGGCGACTCATAGTCCCTCCGACACTGAAGACTGCAGCGGGAATCTCGGCCAGGCAGCTATCGACCATCGCCTCGATGACGCCCACGTCCTCGGGTCGCGCGCGGACGAGTTGCTGCAGCTTCTGGCCCAGCGTCGGCTGTAGCGCGACAGACGAAGGCGAGTTCCGCGAAGAGGCTTTTGGTCGTAGCGCGATTGGCGTGACGGGACGCCGCGAAGAACGCGAGCGAGAGCTCGCGCAGGACGACCTGGGAATCTCGCGGCGATGGAATCGTAAGGTTTTCGCCATCCGGGCGGCTCGGTCCCTGGAGTTCGAGATTGTCTCCTGATGTCACCTGCAGGTTCAAGCCCTCGATTTGTGCGAAGAACGACGAAACCGTAAGCCCGAGTCCGCGTTCGATGACCTGGAAGAGGACGCGGACAGTCATGCCCTCGCTGGTGGCCGGTGTCGTGCGCAACCATTTCGCGAGCCCTGATTGATTGACGTCGGCCTTGTCGGCTAGACGCGTCGGGTTCAATCCCACGCGCTTCATCTCCGCAGCGACTTTGGCTCGGACCTGCTCCAGATCCACGCGGTTGAGTATAGGCGGATGTGTATCGCTGCAAGTGTATGAGTGGCAGAACATTAGCGTATTTCTCGAAAATCGCCGAATCTAATGTTGACATATTAGTATTCCAGCACTATATTCTCTCCTCGTGAAGCGAATCACTCTTCGTGAGGCACGACAGCGGCGCGGCCTGACTCAGGAACAACTGGAATCCCTCTCTGGCGTCACGCAGGCCAACATCAGCGCGATCGAGCGCGGAGCGGTTCAAGACCCGAACTCCTCCACGCTGATCAAGTTGGCTGACGCGTTGGGCCTGGACCCCCGCGCGCTGCGCTTCGGCGTGGCGCCGAATGAGGCCGTATCCCAATGAGCCCGACGAGCGCGAGCGCGCGCGAGTACGGCCCGTGGCTCACCGCGGAGAGTGCCGCCGAGTACCTCGACTTCCGCGGCGTCGACCCGGTGAACGCGTTTCGGAAATTCGCCCGCCGCCAGGGCATCGCGTGCGCGTATCGCGGCGATCGACCGCTCTACCGGCGGTCTGACCTCGACAAAGCCATCGGTGCGGCTCACCGAGGAGCACGGTAATGCCGTTCGGCTGCGCAATCCCACGAGACACCCTTGCGGGGATTCGTACCTCGACCGCGAAGGCCGACCTTCACACGCAACCGGGCGCAACTTCACTGCGCACCGTTGCCGCCGAGGCCCTTCGACGCGTGACGAGTCAGAAGGCGGCCGCGATCGACATGCAGATCAACGAGGGGCATCTCTCGCGGCAATTGAACGACGGGTCGATCACGCTCGCGCGCCTCGAGGTGCTCGGCGACGAGTTCGCCGCAGAGTTCGGGGCGCTGCTGCTCGAGCAGTTCGGTGACGCGCGCGTGCATCCACTCGACCGCGCGGCGGGACTCCTGGCGGAAGTCAGTCGAGTGCTGATGGAGGCTCGGCGATGAAGAAGAACCTACACCCGGTCGCCACACACGCCTTGCGCTCGGTCGTGCTGTCACTGACGACGCTCGAGCTCGAGCTCGAATACCTCGACACCGTCGACTCGGCGCTCGTGCTCGCGGACCGCCTGCGCGAGGTCTACACCCAGGTCGACCGGCTCGAGCTCCTCGCGCTGCGGCGCGCGGAAGCACTGTGCGGGAGGTCCGATGTTCGCTCCGCCTGAAGTCGCGCTCGGGCTCTTCGTGCTGGTCGTGATCTGCGTCGGCGCGATTTACGCGCTCGACAAATTGGAGGACCGACGACATGCGAGACGTGTTGCGGCGGATCTGGTGTCGGATGCGCGGCGGACACAACTCGACGCTGCAGTTCGAGCCCCCGCGGATGTTTCTGCAGTGCCAGACCTGCGGACACGCATCGCCAGGCTGGACAACCGAAGAGGACCCTTCGGCGTTCCGCGCGCCGGCGGCGCTCCTCGCGATGAGACCCTCCGCGTTGATTCGGTTCGAGCAGAACGTGCGCAGAGGCTGAAGGAGATGCAGCGATGAAGAAGACCGCCGTCGACCGTGTCATTGAGGAACTCGAGAACGAGAAGGCCACCATTCAGAAAGTCATCGACAAGCTGCGCGCGACGCAGGGCCGGACGACGCGCATCCCGCGGGTGAAAGTGGTGGGGCGGTTACCGGAGGCAGGGCAGTGAAGACCGAAACGCTCTACCCGCGCACCGGCGTCGAGTCGAAGCTCCTGAAGAGCATCGGCTACGACGCGGACAAGAAAGAGCTCCACGTCGAATTTGGCAACGGCGGGATCTACACCTATCACGGCGTCGAGCCCGCGGTGCACGCCGACATGATGGCGGCGAAGTCCCTCGGCGGCCACTTCCTGAAGCACGTCAAAAACGCGCACGAGTTCACTAAGCGATGAGCGACGACCAGCCGGCCCGCCTCGACGTTGCTTCGCTCGAGAGCGAGTACGCGGAGTTTGCCGGCGTCGTCACCGCCATCCGTGCCGCCATCAAGGAGCACACGACCGCCTACGCGATTCGCGAGAACAAGCCGGTGTCGCCGGGCCTCCTGATGTCCGCGCTGCTCGGCGAAGCCGCGAACGTCTGCACGCTCTGGGGCCTGACACGCCAACTGCGACCGGACGACATCGAGGACGTGTTCAACCAGGCCCTGCGGAATGCGCGCCGCGTGCTGCGCGGCAACATCGTCAACGCCATGAACGAAGCCGCCGACGACCCCACGAAGAACTGAGGAGCATCATGCCGACCGAGACCAAGGACCAGGAACAGACCCAGACAGCGCCACCGCCACAGCCAGCCGCGCCGCTCGCGCGCGTCGTCGCGACGCCGGTGCCGGCGCGCATGGGCGTCGCGCCGTCGTCCGTCGAGGAGGGCTGGCGCCTCGCCACGATGATGGCGAAGTCGGAGCTCGTCCCGAAGAACTTCCGGGGCAAGGCCGAGGACATCATCGTCGCGATCCAGATGGGCGCCGAGATCGGCCTGCCGCCGATGCAGGCGTTGCAGTCGATCGCCGTCATCAACGGTCGGCCGTCGGTCTGGGGCGACGGATTCCTCGCGCTCATTATGGCGTCGGCCGCGTACGCCGACCACGACGAGTACTACGAGGTCGACGGCCAGCGTCGCGACGGCCTGACAGCCGAGGACATCAAGAAAGACACGACCGCCGGGGTCTGCACGTTCATCCGGCGCGGCAAGGCGTCGCCGATCACACGGCGCTTCACCATCGCACAGGCGAAGAAGGCTGGCCTGCTCGGGAAGGAGGGCCCCTGGCAGTCGTATCCCGATCGCATGCTGGCGATGCGGGCGCGCTCGTGGGCCGGCCGCGATGGGTTCCCTGACGTCCTGCGCGGCATCTCGACGACCGAGGAGGCGCTCGACACGCCGCCGGACATCGACGTCGAGGCATTCCAGCCGCGCGAGGTCAAGCGCATTTCGGAGACCCCGAAGCCGGCCGAGACGTCGGCCGACCAGATCGCCGCCGTCCCGCCGGCGACCGAGGTGTCGCTCGGACCCTTGGCCGTCTCGGACGTGCAGCAGTTCATGGGCGGGTTCACGGTCACGCTCGGCGATGGCACGAAAGTCGACACGACGGAGATGAACGAGGCGGCCGCGCTCGAGGGGTTCAAGGGCACGTCGCACAAGGTGCGCCTCGTCGCGCTGAAGGCGGCCGACGGCAACCTGCAACTCAAGTCCTTCGCGATCGCGGACTGATGGCGACCCGCTACGCGGCCGAAACCGAGGTCCCCGTCTCGCGCTCGAAGCAGCAGATCGAGCTTCTGCTCCAGACGCGCAAGGTCGAGGGCTATCACACCGGGTGGGACAACAACCGGGACGTCATCGAATTCCTCTGGCAGGGGAAACAGATCCGGTTCGTCCTGAAGCGGCCGCGGCCGGACGATTTCAAGATCGCGCCATCGGGCTCGTGGCGGAACGACCGGCAGATCCAGGCCGCGATCGAGCAGGCCGACCGGCAGCGGTGGCGAGCGCTCTATCTCGTCATCCGCGCGAAGATCGAAGCCGTCGAAGCCGACCTCGCCATCTTCGAGGAGGAGTTCCTCGCCTTCATCGTCGTGCCCGGCCGCAATCAGACGCTCGGCGAGCTCCTCGTGCCGCGCCTGAAGGCGGGGGAGTTCGACCTCTCGCGCGCGCTGCCGCCGGCACCGGAGGAGGCCCTTCGGTGAGTCGCATCAATCAAAAACTCGGGATCAAGCCGGCCGGCAAGCGCTCAATGATGAAGCTGCCGGCCGACCGCGAGCTGCGCTCGAAGTTGACGTCGGCGGTCTGCCCGACCTGCGGTCAACGCGGCGCCTTCCTCTCGAGAGTCACCCCTGGTCATTTCATCTGTTCGTGGTGTCACCAAGGATGGAACCCCGATGCTTGAAATCGTCGAACAAGAAGCCACGCCGACCCCGACGACGCGCGTGCTGCACTTCGCGGACATCGACTCAGGGGCCTACCGCCGGCGGTCGCCGCGCAAGCCGACCTGGTGCGGCACGTGGGCGACCGAGCGCGAGCTCGCGACACACCGCGACCTCATCACCTGCCCGACGTGCGCCGAGCACCTCGAGCACTTCACGCAGATGGACATCTGATGACGTGGCGCGACGGACTCCTGACCGGGCTGGCGCTGATTCAGCTGATCCGGCTGGTCTGGTGGCTCGTCACGGTCGCGTTCCGTGTCTCGCGCGGGGAGGAACACCGGTGAGTCTCGAATTCGATCCAGTCGACCACGTCTACACGCTCGACGGCCTCGTGCTGCAGTCGGTCACCCAGATCCTTAAGGTGTCCGGCCTGATCGACTTCAGTCACATCCCTGAGCGCATTCTCCTCGCGGCGCTCGAGCGCGGGCGCAAGGTCCACCAGGCGATCCACTACCTGAACGAGAACGACCTCGACCTCGCGCAATTCAATTCAGATTTCCCGAAGTACGCCGGCTACGTCGAGTCGTGGCGGGCCCTGCTCTCGAGCGGCCGCCTGAAGACGGTGCTCTGCGAGCATCGCGTCGCCTCGAGGCGCCATCGCTACGCCGGCACGATTGACTGGGTCGGGGAGTTCGACGGCAAGGGCGCGATCCTCGACTTCGCCACCGGCGATCCGGAAGACGCCGCGAAGTTCCTGCAGACCGCCGGCTACGACGCTGCGGCGCGCGAGTGGGCGAACGAGCCCGGCGAGGACGTGCTCAAGGACTTCTACCAACGACACCGGATCGTCGAGCGCTACGGCGTCCGGCTGAAGAAAGACGGCAAGCTCCCGACCCCTGAGCGCTACAAGGACCCCCGCAACCACAGCGAATTTCTTGCCCTGGTCGATGCGCGTCGCGTCGTCGAGATGTATCGCGGCGAAGCGCGTGCCTGGGCATCGGAGGCAGCATGACCCCCGCAACAGCAGCAGCACTCCCGACGAACCCCGCAGCCGTCGGCGCCGAGCTCGAGCAAGAGACGAAGCTCGCCGTCGGCCGACTCGCCAACGTCAAGATCGCCACCGTCGCCGACCTCGAGCAAGCCGTGTTCGATCGGCAGGACCTCGGCGCGCGCACGAAGGCCGTGCAAGCGTTCTTCGAGCCGTTCAAGAAACAGGCACACGCGCTCTGGCGCGGGCTCTGTGACCGCGAGAATGCGGTACTCGGGCCCATCGTCGCGCTCGACGACAAGTTGAAGCGCGCCATCACCGACTACAAGACCGAGCAGGACCGCCTGAAACGCGAGGAGGAGCAGCGCCAGGCCAACGAACGTCGCCGGCAGGACGAGGCACGCGCGGCCGAGGAGGCGGCACACCTCGAGCGGTCCGGCGATCACGCGATGGCGGCCGCGGTCATCGAGACGGCACTCGCGGCGCCGGCGCCGATCGTCGTGTTGCCCGACCGGACCAAGGTCGAAGGGCTGAAATTCCGCACCGAGTGGAAATGGCGCTACGTCAACAACGACCGCGCGCGCGCCGAGCAACTCATTCCGCGCGAGTACATGTGCTCGGACGAGAAGAAGATCGGCGCCTACGGTCGGACGATGAAGGAGACCGCGAAAATTCCCGGCATCGAGTTCTACAGCGAGCAGATCCCGGTTCGCTAGAACGAGCCGCGCAGGATCGCGCGGATCAGAGCTTTGAGTTCGGCGATGTGTGCGGCGGTGGAGGAGAGCAACGGCGCCACGTCGTGAGGATAGGTAGAACGAGCAGCTTTCGACTGTTCCAAATCGGACAGCGACAACGGAAAGGCGGCAGTGAATGACACCGATGACACCGACGACCGAAGCGTACGCAGCAGACGTAGAGACCGAGAACGTGCACCACATCGCGCGGCAGATCGCGCGCCTCGGCGGGCGAGACCGAGAGCGGCTGACCAACGCACTCATGGAGGAGGAGAAACGGCGCCACTACGCCAACGAGGTGAAGGCGCAGCCCATCGCCGGCGCGGGTGCCTCCATCGGGTATCAGACGCAGGGCCCGCGTCCCGGCAGCGAGGAGCTCTCCCTCGACAACATCGAGGACGCGATGCGCTATCAGCCGTGGGACCACTTCCAGCAGGACCGCGGCGACCAGGTGCGCGACGCGCTGACCGCGGCCGCGAAGGTCATCCTGCGCACGTGCCCGCCGGGCCGCTTCCGATCGGTGACCCTGCGCAACATCATCGACGCGCACATGAACGCGAACGCGTCGATCTCGTTCAACGGTCGGTTCTGAAGCTCCGAGCCGCGCAGATCGCGGTGTAACGCCCGTGTTGGCCGAGCGGGGGAGACGATCGGCGTCCGATTCCAGAAACCGAGGTGCACATGACCAGTGTGACCGTGCAGTGCTCGACCTGCTCCCTTCGACTCGCGGACACCGACCATCCCGACGTGACCTACGAGCGCGACGGCAACGGCAACATCCTCTGTCCGAACGATCGAACTCCCATGCTCCCGATCGGCGCCGGCGCCACGATGGCCGCCGAGGACGCGTTCAAAGCGGCGAACCGCGAACTCGTCAGCGACGCGCCGATGCCGCCGGCGGAAACGACCGAGACCCTCACCAAGCGCCTGCAGGAAATCGAGCGCGCCCGCAATCGCGTGATGGAAGCCCAGGACCGTTACGAGACCAAGAAGGACGCCGCGAAGGAAGCCAAGAAGCACTACGACACCGAGGTCGAGACGTTCCTCACCGTCGTCGGCCGACTCTCCGCCGTGCCCGGCGCGCTCCCGCTCTTCACCCAGGAGGCGGAGGCGGCCGCAGCCGCCGCGCAGGACGGCGACGACTACATCATCGAACCCGAATACACGCGCGCGGAGGGGCTCTACGAGCGACTCGTCGAGGCCGGCTACCTCGCGGCCACCATCGAGACGATCGACGCGTGGAGCGAAGAGCAGCAGAACCAGGCTGGCACGTGGGCGGCCGTCGGCACCGAGGACACGCTTCCTGAGTTCATGCGCGAGCTCGCGGAACAGAACCAGGCCGAGCACGCGGCAGCGACGACAACGGCATAGGACCAACTTTCAAATTCACATACGCGGCGGGGCAGAAGGGACGTCTGTCGATGTGGGCGAAGCTCGACGACAGCTTGCTCGACCATCGGAAGATTTTCGACGCGGGAGACCGCATCGGGCGCAACGGGCCGGCGATTGCGCTCGGGTTTTACGTGGCCGGCATTCTCTACAGCAATAAGCACCTGACCGATGGGTTTCTGCCGGCGCCAGTTGTTCGCCGACTGAAGCATGCAGATCACCCTATGAAGGTGGCTGAGGCAATGGTCGCGGCCGACCTGTGGGAACGAACAGACGGCGGGTTTCAGATTCACGACTACCACGCATACAACCCGCGTTCAGAGGAGGTCAAAGCGAACCGGGAATGGGACCGGCGGCGCAAGGAACTGTATTCGGACCCTGAACTCGTCACGACGATTCGGAAGCGAGATCAGGACCGTTGCCGCTATTGCGCGCGGCGGGTGAATTGGAAGGACCGACGCGGTCCGCTCGGCGGGCAGTATGACCACGTGAGGCCGCGAGGCGACAACAGCCTCGAGAACATCGTGGTCTCGTGTCGCGGTT